AGTTTTTGCCCTTAACATATTTAGATTTAAAATACAATAGATTTAAAAAAATAAATATAACTAAATTACTATATAAATATACAGCATCTTAAATGCTTTGTATTACATTTCTTGGGGTTGGTTAAGGTGTTAGTATCTCTTAAGCCTTTGAAGTGTCAGAGGGCTTTATAATTGATGTTTATAAGTGGGGTTTATAATGTATTATAAAGCTATGATATACATATAAGATATTAATAACACTTATAATATATTATAACTTTGTAAACTAGAGAAAACATTTGTCCCTTTACTTAGATTTCAAAGGCTATCAAGTCTATAAAGTTATACACAAGTTATCCCCACACTTTAAAGTCTTATGTATAACCTGTGCATAAGTCTCTGATACTAGGAAGCTTTCAAAGTCTATGGGGTGGGCAGGAGGCACATACGGGGGGTGGGGTATATATGTACTGGTCACACAAAATTACAGAAAAGCACCATTAACCAGATAGGGCTATCTAGTTTACGACCCGGCTATATAAACTTCAAAACTTTTCAATACTAATTAGACTTAATATAGGGGTATTGAACTACAAAAACTTTATAGTCTTTAGAGTGTTTATTGGTAAAAGGGGAAAGTAAAAGAAGTACCAGATAGGTACTATATTGAACCCGGGAGGGCACAATGTTATTATAGCATCGTAATTGGGTTTTGTCAATACTTTTCTAAAAATATTTTAAAATACTTGACAAATGTTATATATAAGTGTATACTAGAATACATGGCTATACTTCCAAGCATAGATAACACACATAACAAAAGAGAACTAACTGATAAGCAACAGGCTTTTCTTACTTATCTTGTAGAAACACAAGGAGATGCTAAAGAGGCTGCGAAACTTGCTGGTTATTCTTCTCATTATCATCATGTGGTAAAGACTTTAAAGTCTGAAATACTTGAACTAACTCAAGAAGTATTAGCTAACTCTGCACCTAAAGCAGCTTTTAAGCTTGTTGAGATTATGGATTCTAAGAAACCTATCATACAAGCTAATAATAAGTTAGCTGCTGCTACAACTTTATTAGATAGAGTAGGTGTAAGTAAGGTAGATAGAATAGATGTCAATCATAATGTTCAAAGTGGTGGTATCTTTTTAATGCCAGATAAACAACCACTAGACTTAGAGGATGCTGATTATGAAGAACTATCTGAATAAACTTATAGCCTTTGCATATGATAGTCCGGGTTGGTTTGGTTTCTGGTTTTTAATGGGTTGGATATTAGGTAAAGGAATATTAGGATGAAAATATTTCTGACTGAAGTCTTAAAAGATAATAAGATGTTAGTTGGTCCTTATATACAAGCAGAGGATATAGAAGAAGCTATAGAGATAGCTGACATGTATGCTTTAGTAGTTGTAGGAGAACTATACGAACTTAAGCATGAACTACCACCAAAAGAAGAAGTAATACACTAATAGTCTGGAGGACTAAATGGCTAAAAAGAAAGATTCAAGACTAGAAAGAGCAGGAGTAAGTGGTTATAATAAACCCAAGCGTACTCCCGGACATAAAACTAAATCACATGTTGTAGTTGCTAAAGTTGGTGACAAAATAAAACTTATAAGGTTTGGACAACAAGGTGTGCGTGGTGCTGGTAAAAATCCGACAACTGCAAAAGACAAAGCTAGAAAGAAATCTTATTATGCAAGACATAATGCACAAGATTCTAAACCTAGTAAGTTAAGTCCAAGATATTGGTCACATAAGGTTAAATGGTAGTTGAAACAACTATGGTAAGATTATTTAACAAGCTACACAAGTTTATGAAAAGTGGTAGAATAAATAAAATATGGAAACTATTTAGCTAATGGCATATTCACAAAAAGTAGTTGATAGGTTTGAGAGTGTCTTAAACAATCCACAGAAACATTCTGTTGGAAGGTTTGACCCTAAAGACCCTAATGTTGCTACAGGTATGGTGGGTGCACCTGCATGTGGGGATGTTATGAAACTACAGATTAAATTAAACAACGATGTTATAGAAGATGTTAAGTTTAAAACATATGGATGTGGAAGTGCTATTGCATCCTCTACAATGTTTGTAGATATGTTAAAAGGTAAAACTATAGATGAAGCTAAACTTATCAAAGATAAAGATATAGCAGAAGCTTTAGAACTACCACCAATTAAATTACATTGTTCAGTCTTAGCAGAAGATAGTATAAGACAAGCAATAAAAGATTGGGAACAAAAGATAGCACATAGAAAACATAATCAATATGGGTAGACAAATAGGAAACGATGAAGGTTCTCAAGTAACCTTTAGAAAAAGTATCTATGGTAAAAAAGATAGTTGGGGTGGCAAAGGTGCTAGACCTAGAGTAAATGTTTTTTCAAAACAATACCAAGATAACTACGACAAGATTTTTAAGAAAGGAGAAAAAAATGCCAAGAAAGAAAACAACGACTAAAGTAGTCTCTAAGACTAAAAAGAAGTCAACTGTTAATAAAGCTGGTAATTATACTAAGCCTAGTATGCGTAAGAGGCTTTTCGAGAAAATCAAGGCAGGTACTCGTGGAGGTAAAGCCGGTCAATGGTCTGCTCGGAAAGCCCAGCTCTTAGCAAAAGAATATAAAGCCAAAGGAGGAGGCTATAAATAATATGAATATAATAATACAATATATAAAAGAATTTTTAACTAAAATAAATAACTACTTAAGAAAATGGCTCTAGCAAAATCACAACGAAGTCTTAGAAGTTGGACCAAACAAAAATGGAGAACGAAGAGTGGGAAGAAATCTTCAGAAACGGGCGAGAGGTATCTCCCAGAAAAGGCGATTAAATCATTATCGGATTCAGAGTATGCAGCAACAACAGCAAAGAAAAGAAAAGATACAGCAGCAGGAAAACAAAACAGCCCACAACCAAAAAGCATAGCTAAAAAAACTAGAGGTGCTAGACAGTTTAAAAGCACAGGTGGGTTAGCTACTCCCACTACTCCTTATGATGGTTACTATAAGCTTTTTGAACCTCAATTTAATTATGCTTATCAAAATAATAATGTACTTAAAAACGCAGCAAATGTAGGTTTAACAGGTATGATTAGAAGAAATGTATCTCAAATACAAGAAAGAAATGGAAAATATTATATAGCACCTACAATTAGTTTTGAAACAGGAAATACTATTAAAGGTCAAGATGTAATTAATCAATTAGATTCTTTTATAGACCAAGATTTAATACAAGGTTACGATAATAAAAAAGCAGCTAGTTCTGCTTCAAGAGAATTAATCAGTAATTTAGTTGCTAATATAAGAAAAAAATAATGTTTATACCTGATGATTACATAAGAAGAACTTCATCAACTATACCATTTGGTTATGAGTTAGATGCAGACTTTGAAGGCTATTTAAAACCTATACAAGAAGATTTAAAAATATTACAAGAAGTATCTGAAGCTGTGTTTCATGGTGAAATAAGTCTAGGTATTGGAGTAGATTGGTTAGAAGCAGAGACTGGTAAAAGTATGTCAAGACCCGGATTGAAAAAATATGTAGATAAAGTTTATGGTAGATAAAAAAAATAAATCTAAAAAAAACTTGACAAAAGTTCCAAACGAGTGTATAATAAAGGAACAAAAGCCTATTGTAAAAAAAGTAGGTAGACCTAAAAATAGTGAACTATCTAATGTTAAGTTAGCATTACAAGCTAAAAAAAGATTAGAAACTAAAAATAAAAAGGTTAAAAAGCTAACAAGAAGTTTAGCTAGAGTTAAAAAAGAAGTAAAGAAAGAAGAGAAAGCTTTAACTTCAAATGTTTTAACAGAATCAGAAACAAAAGTATTACCTGATTCGATACAAGAACATTTAGATACTACAGGTTCTTATGTGGCATTTATGCCCAACGAAGGACCTCAAACAGATTTTTTAGCTGCTGCAGAAAAAGATGTACTCTACGGAGGAGCAGCAGGTGGTGGTAAAAGTTTTGCAATGTTAATAGACCCATTGCGTTCTTGCCACATAACAGAACATAGAGCTTTGATACTTAGAAGGTCAATGCCAGAGTTAAGAGAACTTATAGATAAGTCTCGTGAACTTTATCCTAAAGCATTTAAAGGTGCTAAGTTTAAAGAAGTAGAAAAACTTTGGAGCTTTCCTTCAGGAGCTAAAATAGAATTTGGCTTCTTAGAAAAAGATGCTGATGTATATAGGTATCAAGGACAAGCGTACAGTTGGATAGGGTTTGATGAGATAACTCATTTACCTACAGAGTTTGGTTGGAATTATTTAGCTTCTCGTTTGAGAACTACCAACCCAGAGTTACAAACTTATCTACGCTGTACAGCTAACCCCGGTGGTGTAGGTGCACAATGGGTAAAGAAAAGATATGTAGAAGCATCTGAACCTAATAAAACATTTAAAGGTAAAGATGGTTTAACAAGAAAGTTTATTCCAGCATTATTACAAGATAATCCATATCTTGCTGAAGATGGTGAATATGAAAGGATGTTACAATCCTTACCTGCAGTTCAAAGAAGACAACTGCTAGAAGGTAACTGGGATGTAGCAGAAGGTGCAGCATTTGCAGAGTTTACTCCAGATGTACATGTAATACCTCCTTTTGAATTACCAACTTGGTGGGAAAGGTTAAAAGGAATTGACTATGGTTATGCTGCAGAAAGTTGTTGTCTATGGGGTGCTATAGACCCAGATGATAAGACCATCATTATATATAGAGAATTATACAGAAAGGGTCTTACAGGGGAAGCACTTGCTGACACTATAACACAAATGGAAGAGAACGAAATTAAATCTATTCCGGGTGTATTAGATACTGCTGCATGGGCTAGGACTGGTTATACAGGTCCTACTATTGGTGAAACACTTGTTAATAAAGGACATAAATTACGAAGAGCTGATAAGAATAGAATAGCTGGTAAGACTCAAATACATGAGCAACTAAGGCAAAGAGAAGGAGCAGGAAGACCAAGGTTACAAATATTTAGTAACTGTGTAAATCTAATAAAAGAATTACAAGGTATTCCACTTTCAAAGACTAATCCAGAGGATGTTGATACGAAAGCTGCTGACCATGCTTATGATGCATTAAGATATATGATAATGAGTAGACCACGATTAGACCATCCTCAAGATAGAATGTTAAGGATTAAATCAGATATATATCAACCTTCAGATAACACATTTGGATATTAAATGATAGAAGAAAATACATTTTTAAATGCTGATAATCTTTATGAAGAAGTAGAAGGTGAGTCTGGTAAAACATTAACCTTAGAAGAAGACCAACAAAGAAACCTTATAGGTATAATTAAAGATAGATATTCTGTAGCTGAAATGGCTAGAGATACTGATGAACGAAGATGGATAACAGCATACGAAAACTATAGAGGTTTATATGCTAAAGGTGTTAAGTTTAGAGAGTCTGAAAAATCTAGAGTATTTGTAAAGATTACTAAGACTAAAGTACTAGCTGCATTTGGACAACTTGTAGATGTTATATTTGGTACAGGTAAATTTCCGATAGGAATTTCGGAAACTAAAATGCCAGAAGGTGAAACTGATATAGCTCATCTTGATATTAATAATCCAACACCTAACATTGAATCATC